CGATGAGGTCTCATATGGATGGAACCGTGGAGTGGACGGTGACGTCATGGTGAGTCAGTACTCAGGCTCAGGACATTTCGAACATCCTGTTTGGAATTATAACCATGATGTTATCGGGAAAACGACCATACCGACGATTGTTAAGCGCCGTCTGTTGTGGCATCTCGTGATAGTGGTGGTACTCATCATCTTGCAACTGCTGAGAGGCGGTTACATAACTTTTATCCTTGGGACGCTTGTTTTGGCGTTACTGGACTATTATTTTGGACGTCAGCTCAATGTGTATCTTGTCGTGAGATACAAACTTGCGGACTCCCGGTACCTTGTGGCGCTCTTGCCATATGGTTCCGGAACGTGTGTACACGGACCTCAGTACCAGCCATTAGAGCGTTTCAGCCTGGTGGATGATAATGACTGGGTGCGTGTCGACATACGTGGCAAGGAGCATGTCGTCTCTGTTGCGCCAGCGGGCTCTTTTAGCGCAGCAGAGTTTCCTTTAGACCAGTTCATGACTGCTAAGACAAGTGTCTCAACTTCCGGTTCTAACGGGAGCGCGACAACCATTATGAACGTTACCAGATGTGATGAGAAATCGGCTTTGATTCTATTACATTATCTGAGGTCAGCATCGGGCCTCAGTGTGACGACCGTCTACCCTATCGAGAAAGCTGTCAAACGATATCAGTACCCAGACCGGGATGGCCGGTACGATCCAGACGCTAAACCATCGATGAAAGCATTCATGAAGCCCATCCTTGATGAGGGGTTTGCCCCGGATGAATGTAAGGGAAATGACCAAGCCACCATACGACACAGGATTGAGAAACCACAGGAAGGGGTCAAGGTACAACACGATCCGCTTCCGTCTCTTTACTACCAAGCGGCTAACGCTTGGTTGCGTATGTGGAAGAAATACGTTCTGATCAATGGCCCTATACGGATTGACAGTGCTGAAGAAGTTCTGGACAATGCTCGTAGCCCAAAACAACATAAGGCTATAGAATACGCATTACAGTTCCTCAACACTATCCGTGCTACGATTCGCGCTTTCCAGAAAAAGGAAGCATATACCAGTCCCAACGACCCAAGAAATATTAGCCCCATGGACAAGTCCGAACGTGTTGATGCTGCACGTGTCTGGGGGGCTTTCTCCCGATTGTTGAAGCAGCAGTCATGGTACGCGTCTGGAAAGACGCCCGTACAGATTGCTAGCGCCCTCGTCGATTTATTGCGAGGCCGCGACGCTTCCATCGATGATGATGGAAGTCGCTTTGACGGATCCATCGGCGAGTTTTTACGGGTCGTTCGTTCCATGGCGTCTCTTGCCACGTTCGATGAGCGCGACCACCCAGTAGTCAGGAAGGTGAACGACTTAATGATCAAACGTCGGGGAGCAACGAAGTTCGGTGAGAAATACGATACGGAGTGCTCTCAGACATCGGGTCATTCGTCCACATCCGGAGGAAACAGCCACGATAGCGCTTTCCTCAGTTTTCTTGCACATTTTGTTTTGTGCAAGGACGCTGAGATGGCGTGGTCAGAGCTGGGTCTGTACTGTGGTGATGACGCTCACAACACCAACGTTTCTACGTCTGTAGTTGCAAAACGCCTTGGAATGAAGTACACCGCACAATACCGTGATCGCCAAGATCCCCCGTGTTTTCTCGGTCGTCAGTTTGGCCCTGCAGTCTACGACGGAGACACATCTAGTATGTGTCAGATCCGCCGTACCCTTGGAAAATTTCATCTTGTTTCCAATCTGCGGGAGCCCAAAGACCATTTGATTGAGAAGGCACGCGCCTACTATCTCACAGATTCGAAGACTCCCATCATTGGTGTGTTCTGCGCTAAGGTCATTAAGTTGGCCGTTGGCGAAGGGCTCATCAAAGACGGACAAGCCAACGAAGGAATACAGTGTGATACCTGGTGGGCGCAGTTCTCTGCTTCTGAGCAGTGGCCACAAAAATCGACTGATTGGATGGAAGCCGCTGTTAAGAGAGAACTCGGTGATATAGATTACAAGAGGTGGAACGACTGGGTTCAATCTGCGAAAACACTGGACGCGATGTTGTGTCCTCCAGTGATCGCAGAGCTTCCCGTACCAGAACCCAAACGCCCTGTTCTGATGGTCGGTGACGTTGTGACCACCGACCCAAAACCAAACACCCCTGAAGCTACCCCCCCTCAACTGTCACCAGAGGAAACAATGGTGCAGGAATTACCACCTGCCGTTATCAAGACCCCAATTGGTGATGCTGGACCCTCTGTACTGCATACTGTTGCGATGGCTGAGAACCCTGAACCCAAAATGAGTCCCGGAAATCGCAAAGTTTCAATGCGACTCAAGTCCTTTCTTACAACGCTACCTGAAATCAAAGGTAGATACCACTTGTTGTACGTTGGAGATTGGAGCCCATCCGGTGTACAGTCACAGGTCGACTTTGTTCGAGAGTTCGGCATGGTTGGTAAAATTACGTTGTGTGACCCCTCTTTTAAGGACACCAAACACACGTATGGTAGCGAGACCCTTAAGGTGGTGATAAAGATGTCAAAAGCCACGCCAGATTTCATCAAGAATATGAAGGGTACAATTGCTATTTTTGATGATGCATCCACAGTTACGAATAAAGGCAAGGACAACCGGGATACCATGAAGCTCAAGGATTGGGATTTCGCGGTTGAGAGATACCATGCCTTCTGTGGACCTATCTCTATCAAGTGTCCCGCACCGGCTTATCATGCCCCTGATAAACGCGTTGAGAAGTTCGTGTTGGAGAAATCCGGCTCGGTGCACCAGGTGGAGACGTATGGCAAAGACGTCGAGGAATACGAGGTGTTGTGCGGAATTGAGCACGACGCCCATGTCGGAACAGTCGCCCTCTAGGTGGCGTTGTCCCTCTGCGAGGGGACGGTAAAGCTTTGGCCCTTCCGGGGAGGGCCGTGAAAGCAACTCTTTTGTTATTCTCGCAGACCTGTCACAGCTGAGTGTAACCCCATATTTCACTACACCCCCTTTTCTCCTTTATTTACCCCTTTTTCATTCCTTTTTATTTATCCGTCTGTAACGATGCCGAATAAAGGGAAGATGCCTCTCCGCCCAGATGCGCCCAAGAAGGTTCGCACGATACGGGCTGCCGTCCAAGATACTGGAATCGATCCACGTCTTGCGGCCTACGCGTCTATGCTCGCGGACCCTAGCGACGACAATTCC